ATGGGACGGCAAATTCCACAGCCAGTCATTTCAGTTCTATCCGAACACATGGCAGATCAAGAAACACATGCGACGTTGAACAGTCTGTTCATGTACGCAGATGCACCAGGTGATGCTCCAGATATGTCCAAATCTGCAAAGGCACAGGAATGGTTGCGAAGGATTAATAAAGAATGCGACGACCCCCTGGCTATTCTTGGTCGTTTGCTGGAAGGGTATATGGAAGCAGACCTTCCTGATAGGACAGTATATAGCTGGGAAAAAAACAAATCTGATTTCATTGAAAAAATGACTGACTTACTTGGAAGGTATGGCTTACGCTATATGACTGGTGGTCACATTTCTGACGGTGCATCAATTACGTCAATATCTCTTAAAGAGGCTATAGGAAAACGCAATATACCTGCTGTTGAAATGGAATTTTCCAGAGCATTGGAAAATATACATACAGATCCCAGAGAAGCAGTATCCGCAGCATGTAACATTATGGAGTCAACCTTCAAAGTTTATATTGCCGATGAAAAACTCCAAGCTCCCGCTAAACAGGATTTACAAGGTCTTTGGAAAGTAGTTCGTGACTCCCTCGGGCTAGATACCAAAGCCATAGAAGACGAAGATTTGAAACGCATCTTAAGCGGACTGTATTCGCTGACAGACGGTATTGGTGCACTACGAACCCATGCAAGCTCCGCGCATGGTGCAGGAAGAAAAATTTATAACTTAAAGCCACGCCACGCACGATTAGCTATTAACGCTGCTCATACTTTAACTATGTTCATTCTTGAATCATGGGATGAAAAGAAAAACCCAGCTAGTTAATATACTAGCAAACATTTCCAACGCTAACTAACTAAAAAGGACTTCAAAATGCCTCTACCTTTAGTAAATCAATTTTTAATCCCTTTTGAATTTTGGGAAACTCGTAAACCTAACGACACCAAAATAAATACCCGCCGTTCAAATGGATGCCATCCAATGCTATTGGATGAGCCAGTAAAAGTGAATTGTATAGATATAATAAACACCCCTGAAAAATCTGCATTTTATATAAGTAGTAATCTCCACAGCGAAGATATAGAACGTCACATAACTAAATCTCTAAATGAAGAGAGGTCGAAATATAAAGAAGCCAGACAAGCCATGCCAAACAAGACACCTGAAATTCTTTCTGAATATCAACGGTTATATGGTACTAAAACAAACATGGAAAAGGTAAACAATGAAATAATAGCTACTGGTGACTTATTGGCTGACAATCAGATTTTATTCCATGCTGGTGCTATTCTCAAAAAGGTTCAAGTAGGTAGCTCTTTGATTACCACAAGACCCTTATCAACTTCATTTTGCCCCACCAAAGCAACTAGCAACGGCGAATGGAGGGGGAAATTTTTCCATGAAAACGAAGCTAATCTAATTATCCTGACTGTAAAGTCCATGAGTAAGAAGGCATTTGTATTTAAGATTTATCGCACTGATAAAGGGCATGAAAAAGAAGTACTGATTGAATCGGGTGCGACATTGACAGTGACTAGTAAAACTTTGCTTAATCAAGTTTACTTTACATCTGCTTTAGGCGATCGCCCCAATGAAATATTAGAAAAACCGGTTCGCTTTTACATGGTTCATGCAACTATTTCATAAATTTCAGTGATACAAAAACCTCAACATATCCACAACCCGTGCCAGTTCTGGCTTTGCGGGTTTTTCTTTTCTTGCTGTCACGCCCTTAACTTGATCCTTCCAACCCACGCAAAATAAAAAATCCCTTTTAATATCTGATTGTTATGATTTTTACTCGATCCTTTTTAGATCCTCAGAACTGAAAAAACCTGAAATTTCTTTCAATCTTTTCAGTTTGAGACTTTCACCAGAACCCCAGCAACGGCGCGGGCTGGCGTATCCGTTTGTAGAAAAATAAAACTGAAAAATTTTTCTGATCCGAAAACCGCAGGCGGGTGCGGTGTAGCGCCGATTTTGTCATGTGGGCGTTCATTTTGTGCGTGCGCTGGTTGTACCTGCACGATGTGGTGAGGCGATCTCATTGCGGGTAAGTGACATAGCCAACCGATGCGACTATCGCCGTGTGATGTGTTTGGCTGCGTATTATAATGGATGAATGAAAAAGCCCGCATGAAGCGGGCCTCTTCCACGTAGGCATCACAACAATATGATAACGAACGCAATCAGCAAAACTACATTAACGTTGATGCTAATGTTAACCGTAAGCTGGTTGTGATTAAGCATTTCAATATTCATGCTTTATCTCCGACCCCAGTCCATAGGCTTTCCACAAATGCGGAATATCTATCCCTGTATCTGTCACAGAACGCGGCAGATGTAAGTATCTTAAATCGTCTACAGGGCAACCTAGCAAATAAATTTTTACCCTAGTCTGCCCCCTGCCCCCCCCGAAAGGGCGTAAAAAAGCCTGCACATGGCAGGCTTGGCTTTCCCTGGTGTCATCATTATTGTTTGAAATCCAATCACATAATGACATTGGGTGTGTTTATTTTATAAACGTTTATACAGATCGATTATGCGTTATTGATCGGTTGTGTCGATCAATGTGTTATCACGACCCAATCACCGGCCTGTATTTCGTCTGCAATGCACCTGACTCAGTACCGGTTGCCGCGATAGCGGCGGCGTTAAGCGGCGTGCCAGTGTTCGCATGAGTATGCGCAGCAGTCTGCGCTGCCAGTTCCTGCACCACGTCCAGCGTGTCCAACATCAGTTGCATGACGTTAATCTGCTGGCTACCTACCCACACCACAGGGGCAATGATGTCCTGCCGCGCTCCGGCTATGCTGCTGCGGATTTGCCCGATTTTCTCCATCAGGCTTTGGCCAATGTCTATTGTTGCCGATTTACCTACGCTGGCCACATAGCCCGCCTGCGTCGCCAGGCTATAATCCCCCTCCGCGATTTGCACAATCGCACCGGCCAGCAACGTGGCCGTGCCTAACACGCGGGTTTTGTCCGTCGCCTGTACCATAGTTTCCCTGGTCACGATGGTGCGTTGCTCATCGTCAGCGGTCACGATACGGCGCATAGACGATTCATTGATTGCCTGGTCGGTCTGCCGTACCCAGTCCCCCGCCACCGTCACGCGCTGCGACACTTCCGCCCGCTGCTGCTGTAGCTGTTCGCCTGGCTTAACATCCGGCAGGCTATGCCCCTGTGCCAGCGTCTGCCGTACAAACGGTTTATCAGGACGCCCCTCAGTAAACCCGATTTCTACCAGCGTTCCCGCATGCGGAAACTGAAACATGCCCGATTCACCGCCCGCCATCGGCACCGGCAGCGGCACGGCGGGATAAATAGGCGTGTCTTTGGCCGGATTGCCGTCAGCGTCCAGCAACTGCACATCCACGGCATAGCGCGGGCGGAATGGATCGGCAATATCGCCACTGGTAACCGACTCCGCAGGCGCTTCCACGCGGGCGAATTTCGGCAGATGCAGTCCTGCGGATAACTCGGGGTATGCCGCATCAATCTGGCGCTGTGCGGGGGTTGTCGTTGCACGTTTACCGGTTGCCACGCTGACGGGCTCCCACGCGATGGCCATATCGTCATTTTCCAGCCTGACCGATTTCAGGCGCTGGCCATTTACCACCACACCTGGGCGCACAGACTGGATAAGCGGCAGCGTCATGCTATTGCCCGCCGCCTGGCTTTTGCTGAATTCGGCGGGAATATCGACGGGCTTTTCAGCAAACATCGAGTGCGCCCAACTGCCCACGTATAGCCCGCCATCCGGCAACGGTTGCCAGACATAATCATCAATACCGAACGCCGCGCCGATGTTGGCCAGCAACTGATAACCGGTGCCGCTGTGCGTGAAATGGGGGATCGGCGTCGTCACATACGACGCATCCGGCAGATGCACCGTTAGCCCGCTGTTTTCTTCCAGCCAGGCAGCAAGCTGTTTTAACGTGGGATGCTGAAACGAGCAAGGCCACATTCTTTCGAATATGCCCGCCAGTTCACGCACAAACAGCCGCTGATAGCCGTTCTCTGCCGGCTGCGACCGCTCAACGTACCCCGTAAACCAGCGCAACACAAAATCGGAGTACCCCACATCCAGCCGCACCACTTTGCCAGTGTAATCCGTGTCGGTTTCTGCCGTGATGAAGCCGCGCCCGCAAGCATTCAGCTCCAGCACCATATTGACACCAACAAGGTGAACCGCGTCACCGGATAGCATCAGTCGTTTAACGGGTTTCATCCCTCGTTACCCCCTAGCGAATCATTGACCGGTTTCAGCACGGTGCGTTCAAACCAGCTCAACTGCTCGTCGCTTTCTGCCGCTGAACCGCTGCCGCCTGCGCCTGGCGTCTGTTTTTTGGCGTCGATTTTACTGCCGGCGCGGGCATCGCGCTTTTCCGCTACGCTGACGTGTTCACGCAACGTAAACGTAACCAGCCACGCCTGTTTGCCATCCTGTTTAGGGGCATCAATCGAGCCAGTAAACGTGGCCAGCCGGAAATTAATCGCCTGTGCCGTGTGGTTGGCCACACGATAGCGTTTCAGCTTGCCGCCCTCTTTTGCCTCGGCCAGCGCCCACAGCCGCGTTAAGACTTTCGCCTCGGTAAACGGAATAATGCCGGACACGCGCAGTTCTTTGGGCTTAATGCCCTGCTCGGCGTTGGTTGTACTCGACGTTTGGCCAGACTGATCTTGATCCTGAAACTGCATAGACGGGGTAACGGTGAGGCTTTTTAGCGGAATAGCTTCGCCATCAAGGGCGAGTGTAATTATCTGGCTCATGGATCATGCCTTCCAGTGCATCCAGTGAATCCCCGACAAACATCATCGCTGCCGTGTACACGGCAGACGGCTGCGGGATATTTTTCACCAGTTCAGCCGCGATCACGCTGCTGTGTCCTTTTCCTGTAAACACCCAGGCGCGGGCGCTTCCCTGCTGTAGTGCGTTTAAGCCCTGACTGATTGTCGCCAGCATCGTGCCTCTTTCTGCGGCAAAGCTGGCCAACTGGCTTTTGATGCCGTCAGCGCTGGCCGACACCGCCGCTTCTGTCTGTGCTTCAGCAATTCGCTGGGCGTTCAGCGCCTGACGGCTGGTTGGCACTGACAGCGGCACCGATGCGGGCAGCGCCTGACTTTTGGCCGGCAACTGCATTTTTACCCTGTCCAAATCTGCCGCTGCGCTGGCCAGGCGGGCAACCTGCGTAAAAGCCGGTGCAGGAAATACGCGGGTCAGTCGCTCCAGTTGCTGCATAAAATCCGCCTGCGCGGTGCCGCTGACCATGAACACCGTAATGGCGGTTTCACCGGCCGCGGCCTGCAACCGGCTGGCCAAATATGCCACCGCGTTGGCAGGACTGAGATAGCTTCCCGCCCCTGCTTTCTGGCCAACGCCATAAACCCACGGATGCACCGGCACGATCGCGCAGTGGATTGCAGCCATGCTGACAGGAAAACGGATATCGGCGATGCGCCACATTGATATATTCTCCGTAAATTAACTGATGATTTTTAAAATTTAATTATTTTTAGAACCACAACCCAATTATTCAGTTCATTTTGTGTTCCGATAACAATCCCCCCCCCCGATAATTTATCACAACCAAAAATTCCGCGATTGGGTACATTGAATTGAATATGCGACTTCGATACCCCTGCCGTTAGTGGTAAATATCTGGATGCGCCAGCGATTGAAATCAATCCTGCTGGGCACATCAATACATCACCAGCCCTGTATCCATCACTATCAACAACACACACAATCATCACGTCAGTAATACATGAATCAACATTCAATTCAGATATGAGATGCTCAATTATAATTGGCTCATTCAGTATCATACGTCGTCGTTCAGAAAACCAAACCTCACCAAAACCGAGATTTCCGGGCGTTAACGTAATATCACCCGAACCATCGAATGCCACACCATTAATTTTACGCGGTGTTGCCAATTTTGTGGCTGCTGCTGCCGTGGCGGTTTTACCCAGATAACGGGCATCTGCCTCTGTTTTATTCCAGGCGTTAACGTCTCCAGCCAGCAAATTCACATCAGCCGATAGCGGTTTACCATTAACTCTAATAGAGCGCAGTGCATATTTCTGCGCCGCTTGCGCATCCGTCAGCGCCCCAATATTGGCAGGCGTTAAATTAACATCTGACGAACCATCAAATGCTACGCCGTTGATTTTCCGCGCCGTGGCCAATTTAGCCGCCGCCACTGCCGTTCCGCCAGTTGGGAGCGCCCCAATCGATTCAGGCGTAGTACGAATTAACTTCCCTGTAGGTTTTGCCATTGATTACCTCACAAACTCAATCGATACCAGATCCGTGCTTTTTACCGCTTCAGCCAGATATACCGTATTTGTCTCGACGGTATAGGCATACCCTTGCGGCTGGCTCACACCATTAATATGCACAGAAATCACTTTTACATTACCAACGGCAAAAGACGTTTCACCTCCTTTAACCGTTGGTCGTAAATTTTCAATTACCAGCGTGGCGTTATCGCCTTTTGCACCATCATTAACAACGAATGAAACAGCAGGTAACGACTTACCCTCACTGGTTTTAAAAACCAGAGAAACAGTACGGCCAGCGGCCATATATTACCTCACACGTTTTCTTTAATCGTAACCTCAACACTGGTGATGCTAGCACCCTGATCGCCCTTGACACCTTTCAACTCAGCCAGATATTGCGCCTCGGTTTTATTCGTATTTCCAGCCTGTGCCTTAAATACCTCATAGGCGCTCGCGCCATCGGATACCGTGAATGCGGCGGGTAACGTTTTCCCGTCTGACGTTTTAAAATTTAATGTGACCGTGCGTTTATTCGGCATAATTCCCTTCCTTGTTAAAAATTTTAGTTACTCACGTCAATGCCAGTGATTTTCTGTAATGCACTTTCCGGCAAAAATAGTCCCGCATCCGTACCGGCTGCAATCAGGTTATTCTTATCGCTGCTTAAAAAATCGGTTCCCGTTAACCCTCTGACCTCCGCCCGTAACTTATCAATTTCATATAACAGCGCGTTGGTTTCACTATCGTTGGTTAATGCCCCTTGCGTTGACAGCGGCACATTAAAAACCACATTCACAAAATCACTTTTCAGTAATGCTTCAGCAAACGTGATGATGTTTTCTTCCAGCGCATACGAGTAATTCAGCGCCTGTTCTACACCGTTAATAAAAATCATACAGGCGTTGAGCGTATACGGTGGGGATAGCGTTAACTCGCCCCCTTTTGCCGTGTATTGCCAGGCTGACAAATCCGTTTTGATGGCATAGCGTGTTTTAATATCGTCAATATCCCGATCGTAACGCGCTCCCTGTACACGTAAATCAGTAACATTACCGGCCGCGTCAATGCTGGCGATCGGCGCGATGTAATGTGCAAATCCCGCCGCATCCATATAGTTTTTCAGGTCATTGGCGGCACGCAGCGTTACCGCTGTTTGCCATTTGCCCACTACGCTGCCCTGATAGCTAAAATCGGCATAGAGTTTGGTAGAACGTAGCCCGTTAAGTGTGTGCTCTTGCGTCAGTTCGCCACGCAGCCCGCCGACATAGCCGATCCCTTTTCTGACCGTGTATTTATCACCGGCGCGAACCACCTCAAACCCTGCCGCCAGAAAAGCCGCATTGCCGAAATTATCTAACGTAATCAGGCGCTGTATTTCATCAATACCGGACAGACGGGCGGAAAAATCAATCTGCCACGTTTGTGCTGACACGTTGATTTGTGTTGCGTCCGCTGCACCATCGAACTGCATCGCCAGATTGCGCGTCAGACTATTACCCTGCTGCCCGTTCTTCGTCTTGACCTTCTGCTGGATGCGAACGTGAACAATCATCAATACCGTGTTGGTTTTACTATCGACCAGGCCGATCCAGTTGTAATCCCAGTCGCCTACGTTGGTATCGAGTACCACCGAGTACACAACCGCGTTATCGTTCAGCACACCATACTGCGTAATATCTGCCGTGTGTTTAATCGTCGCCGCAGCGGGCATCCCTTCATCACGGCTCACCGGTGCGGTTTCGTCCTGATTGGGGATCAACGCAAAAACAATTTTGTCTGGCACGGCAGGTACGCCATCCAACACCTTGTTAACGTTCCACGCCTCAAAGGCGCGGGTTACTGCACTCTTAGCCATCGCATTCCCTTATAAACTGGCAGTGTGATATTCCGTCAATGCAGAAAAATCCGGTGCCGCAGCGTGCTGCGTGAGCATCACCAGCCCATGCCGCGTATCGGTGTCTGCTGAATAATATTCCGCACTATGTGAGAACGTCCCCGCGTATACGCGAGTTGTCACCTCATTCAACACATCAAAATTGTAACGGCGGCACGTCCTGCCGTACTGCCTGACCAGATTCATCATCAACGTGTTGTACGTGCTCAGTTGCTCATCGTTGATGCGCACCAGAATCACATCCCATTCGTAACCGGCCTGGCGCTCCTTCAGCTCAACCGCGCCCACGTCAAGCCGTGCAAAAATGCGGATAAATCCGGACACGCTGCCCGCATCCTGTGCGTTGATAAACGCCCACTTCACGCGCTTGCGGTACAGGCTCAACGGCTCACCGTTAAACCGTTCGATATCCCGCTGATAGGCCAGCACGTTCAGCAGCGGCACGGGGCAGGTTTCGGCGTCCAACTGCTGCAACGGCCAGCGCATCCAGTCATTCACCTGCTGCCAGTAACGCTTATTGGCACGCAGTAATTTGGCTGGTTCGCCCCTGTCCATCCACGATGGCAAGCGCAGGCTGTCCAGTTGCTGACGGAAATCAGGCATTTTCAATCACCACGGTTAACCCGCTCAGGCGCGGCACGCTCAGATCGCTGACGATATCGCCCAGGGAGAACGTCAGCGAATCAATCAACGCAAACTCGCGGTGCAGCTCCCGCCCCAGATTGGAAAATGAAAACCGGTCATACGGCCACGTTCGCTTCACGTCATACTCGCTGTTTTCCCGAAACGCACAGCGCACCAGATTGTCACAGCCGTTGCGTAACGCGGTGAGCTCGTCGGCGGTCACGTTGGCCAGATTGTTCACATACAGCGTAACCGTCAGATCATGCCGCGTTTCCGGCATCGCCATGCACTGCATATCATCGCCGTGGCCGTGGTTGCCCTGTGCCGTGATGTAGTCATTCACGGCGGTGATAAACGGCGCGGAAATCACGCCCGAATCCAGTAATAAATAGGCATTCGCCGTTCCCGCCCCGCGTGGTGCGTCATGCAGAAAGAAAATACGGTCAATGCTCAGCCCTGCTACGGCGGCGATCATGCTGCGGTAAATGGCGTCGGTGTGGTAATTACCGACCAGGTTGTACTGGTTGCGGCAGCGATCGCGCAGGTCATCATCAGATTCCTGATCGGCACCTGGCCTGATTAACCAGCCGTCTTCATTTTCTGCCCGTTCAATACCATCAACCCCAACGGGCAAAATGCGGTAATAGCCAGGTGCCAGATTAAACGCGCCACCCTCACCCGTCGCCGTCACCGGCACCAGCCCGCTGGCGTTGCCTGCGGGGATCGTCGTATCAACCGTGACGCGCAGGCTGTACACCTGGCCATTAATGCGTTCGGTCTGGATAACCGTTCCGGCCGGAATTAATACCGCCTGCCCCAAACTCAACTTGAAAAAACGGATTGCCCCACCCGCTGCCGTCGCAGGCTTACGGGTGACATTGACGCCCCAGGCGAACACGTCCAGAAACGCGCCGGATGCAGTAGCCAAAAACATGTTGGCCATCACCACGTTAATCAACACGTCTTTCAGCCACAGTACTGGCGTGGTGACAATCGCGTTAATCAGCCGCCAGAACGGCGACATACGCGACGTGTTGGTGATAAGCCCCTCGGCATTGACCTGCGCCTGAAACTGTTCCGTGATAGCGTCAGTGGTTACCGGCATTCCGGCATCGATCAACACCTGTTCGTAATTAACTTGCGGTTTAGTGGTCATAATCAGCCGTCACCTGAATGCGGCCAAAATCATAGGTTTCAGCCGTTAGCCATAATCGTGTTTGAGACTCTTCGCTTAAATCAACTGTGCCTGGAATGATGCGTTCGTCATCTTCAACCAGAATAATGAGTTGCGTCATGATATCGGCGCGTAATGTCGGGCTACGCTCAGCAATGAGTTTTGTCGTCAACCCACTTTCAATAATGGCATGTACGCAGTCCTGCCCGATGCTGGCACGGTTATTACATAAAACAGGCTCATTACCGGCGTTCAGATTAAAATCACGGCCTGTGATTAATAAATCGATGTATTTCGCTTCATCCATTAGCGTAATTCTTCCCATTCCTGTAGCTGTTCCGGCGTCATGCCTTTGCTAGCATTAATTGTGATATTGCCAAACGTTTTACTGTTATCCGTATACGATTTACTGTTATTGCTGATTTCTTTATTTATCCCGCCGCGTTCAATCCCCTTTACCTGCCCTCCGGTTAATAATGAGCTATTAGCCGGATTTAAACCTTCTGGCGGCTTTATATTTACGGGCATTGATGTAACGGGTGATGTCGTCGTTACGGGCATATCAATATTTACGCCGGGAATATTATTCAGCTTTTCAACAATCCATCCCCATGCGCTGGAAAAAGAACTTAGCAGACCATCCCATAACCCGCTGAATAACTCACCGATGCCCGATACCATCTTCCCCATGGCTTCCATCAGAGAAAAATCGCTGATAGCGCCAACCACCTTTTCCCAACCGGCAACAATCAGCGTCCACGCCGCTTTAAAGATCAGCGCCACCATCTGGATGATCGTTGCCAGTGTTTTAAATGTCTCTGTCTGCGAGACAGCCGCCACAATCTGATCCCAATACTGGTACAGCAGATAGCAGCCTGCCGCGAGCGCTGCAACAGCAACAATGATCAGCAGAACCGGCCACAGCGCGAAATTAAATGCGATGCCCGTTAATATGCTGGCCATACGCACCGCCAACAGCACGCCACGTAATACCCGCATCGTTGCCGCCCACGCCAGCACAGCCTTGTTGTACAGCCAGATAACGCCGACATGGATTTTCATGACCGCCGTTAACCCAGCCCACAAGCCCCGCAACCCCATCATGACAAAAGCCGATACCCCCATCACGATATTGGCCACCGCGCCCGCTGCGGCAAAACTTAATACAGCCAGCACGGCATAACCGATCACACGGGTGATATTGGGGAATAACGTTTGCCATCTGACCAGCGTTTGCCCTGCATCGGCCAGCTTATTGATCAGCGGATACAATACCGGCAGCAGCGTAGCGCCCATCGCCGCCCGCATCGCATACCAGACCGCAACCAGACGATCCCACGGATTAGCCATTTTTTCCGCCATGTCCGTGGCACGCTTCATCCCGTCGCTGCTGCCCAGTTCAGTGATGTGCCGCTGTAATACGCCGACATTGCCGTACAGCTGTTTAATTACGGCCGACCCGCCGCCAAACGCATCATCTAACTCTTTCTGCGCTTTCAGATTCCCTTCAATACTGGCGCCGTATTTACTCTGTAACTTTTCCAGCATGGCAGGCATAGACAGCAATTTTCCGTTTGTATCGGTAAACGTCAGCCCCAGCTTTTTGGCCCCTTCAGCAGCACCAGTAAGATACGACTCATACGATCCGCTGGCCTCACTGCCTAGCGTGCGTTGCAACTCACCCAGCACGGCAAATTGTTCATCCATGCCCACGCCAAAGTTGGTGCCCGCCCCTTTTGAACCTTCCATCAAATCCTTGATAGTGGCCATTTCTGTGCCAAACGCCTGGCGCATATACGCCGCCTTCCCCGCCACCTGTTCCGCAAACGTCAGATTGCCCAGCGTGTTGGCATCGCTGCGGAAGTTGGCGAACATCTGCCCCATAAATTCCGTGGTGTCTGCCGCCGTTGATTTCAGCGCAGCGGCGACGGTGTTCGTGATCGTCGTCATGCGCGGCAGTTCACCGTCAGACAACCCACTGACCGAGCGTTTGATAACTTCCGTGGACTGCGCAAACTCCAGCGCTGACTGACCATACTGAATGCTGAATTTAAGGCCGTTTTCCGCGACCTGCTTTAGCGTTGCATCGCTGACCCCCTGCGCAGATGCCGACAGCAGCGCATCATTCATTTCAATAGCGGGGGCGAGTGCTTCCTTAACCGCCATTCCAACCGCAAACAACCCCGCCCCGCCCACTGCGATTTTTCCAAATGCCGCTTGAGCACGATCGGCAAAACCCGTTAACGACGCCTGAGCCTGGCGCAGTGGGCGCGTCAGGTTATTAATCAAATTCAGTGTAAAATCTAAACTGCTCATGCGTCACCGTTAAAGGCCAGCGCAATACCGTTTGCCACAGCAATACGCATTTTTTCCCAATTGGAATTATCCAGCCAGACAGCGCGGGCTAAATTATCGATATCGTCTGGCTCATGCGGTAAATAATGCCGCCTGAGTGTTAGCGCCTGCTCGATAAAATTATTATTAATCGCCCGCACCCGCTCGGTTAGTTTTTTACTTCGATTTCCAGCTTCGGCGCATATTGCGTATTAATCACTTCGGTGATTTGTAGCGCCGCACCTGGATGCGCCAATAGCTCATCCAAATCTTTTTTACTGTCTGCACTGACAATACGACGTAAATACGTCACGGCTGGCGCAACTTTATTATCCATCGCCATATCATTAATCAGGCCGTTATACGCAACCGTCGTCGGCTCAAACGTTAATTCCTTGCCTGCAATCGTTAATACAATCTTGCTCATAATAGTTTTTCCCGCTGATTAATTTCATCGACTAATTGATTATGCCGTGCGGCACAATCACCATATATTTCCGGCCATTCTGTTAATGGCATGGCCGCATCCGCTCCGGTATTTCCGGCTAATGTCGGTAAGTTATTTACCGGACATTTCTTTTTCAGGTTTTCCTGATAACGCACGCTCGGTTCGTTCGACGGCGGCGTTGTACAGGCTGACAAATTCGCCAGACAGGCACTCGTTAGTAAAAACCGGCTTAACGATTTCCCGATAAATTTCCTGGTTCGGTGCATTGCGTATCGCCTCCAGTTGGCTTTCCAGTTTCTGCCCTGACCGGCTGGCAATGTCCTGCATTGCCTGGCGGGACGCTTCACCAGCTGTTTTCGCCGCCGTCGCAATGGTCAGCTCTGTGCTATCGCGCTGCCAGTTGGCCACCTGCCAGCCCGCTGCGAAAACGACAGCCAGCACCACACCAATCAGCCAGGGCTTACCCATCAGCGCACCCCGTTGTGCTCAAGACTAAAGTGATTGCCGTCAGGACGGGATTTAAAACGCCCGCCCCAGCTGCCGCCCAGCGATTCCCAGTATTCACCTAGTGGCAAATAATCTTCCGTGCGGGTTTTGTATTCATCATTGATGAACAGATTCAGATCGACGGCCAGCCGCTGGGTATGCAGGCTATTGGCAATGCCTTTGCCACTTTGGGCATTCAGCTTTGCCTGTTCCGGCGTGCGGTAGGCTTCACCGTATGTCAGCTCGTACCCCTGGGTATCTGCCCACAAAATCAGCTTTGCCAGCATCTGGGCAAAAAGTTGCTGTTTATCCAGTAACTTCATTTTTTCTCGCTCCCTGTTAACAAGCTGCTTCCCCTGCGGCGCAGCCAGATTTCAACCGCCTGGTGCCCCGCCACGCCGAACGCTGCCCCTAACCCCGTCACAGCCAGCGGTGATAAGCCTGGTATCCAGACCAGCACCGCCCCCGCCGCTAATGCCGTCGCCGACCCCAAAATCATGCGACCAACAAACAGGCGCGGCGTGATTTTCTCATCGCTGGCCAGCACCTTGCCGATCGCAATCAATCCGCCCAGCACAACCAGCCAGAGCACATTTTTTTCATATTCCTGCATGGGGTTTCCTTACCCGATAAGTTTTTCCGTTAGCTCGGATTCCAAATACGGAATGCCATTAATGCGTACAAAGTCGGGGCTGGTTACCACGTATTTGATTTTGTGCGTCACCACACTGCCGCCCTTCGGATCGTTGTCGAGAATATCGCTCAGAATCATCTTGCAGCCGAACGCCTCCACCTTGATTTCTTCGTTACCGGCCTTGGCGTACCACATCAGATCAACCGGCTCGATACCACGCCATGACCCCGCACCACGCGCCTTAGCGGTAATAACGGCCAGACTCTTGGTACTGAATTCCATTTCCCCCTCTGCCGCCACGTCCCCCGCTACCCAGCCATCAGGGACACCCTGCGTCTGTGCGGCGGCGGTATTGTCCGTAATACTTAAGCCAACCTTTTCAACGTGAACCAAATCGCCGTCCATGTTGAAATCAAACGACTGGCCGGAAATCCGTTTCGTCATGCGTCACCTCCCAGCGACTGATCCAGAATCAGACTCACAGTGATCCCTTTCGGGCACTCGTACGTCCGCACCGTGATGTAAATTTCAACTTTGGTTTTTGTGCGCCAGGTGATCACCACGTCGCCATCCTGCGGCGGCTTCACTTCGCCAGGGAACGTGATGCCGTTAATCTGGCTACTGCGGGACATCTCGCGCAGCGTTTTAGCGAAATACGCCTGGTGCGCCGCGATACTGCCTGGCGTGCTGTTCAGACTGCGATCGGCAATTTTGGCAATCGCCTGCAAACGCACGCGCCGTGCCACCTTATCGACAATGCGCAGGTTCTCAATCGCCTGATAATCACCGCCTTCCACGTCCAGTGTGCGGCCATCAGACCAGTAATAGCCGTCGTAATCGGGATACCACATCGGCACGCTGTAGCGCAGCGCTTCCAGTGCCTGCAACGTCGCTAAATCCAGTACCGCCCCCGCAGAATCCACTGGCAGCGCGGTAGCGCCCATGTCCAGCAATGCGCCGGTTTGTACCCGCGCCGGACTGTCAGCAATCGTTACAGCGCGGTTGCACAGACGGCCAGCAAATACGCCCGGCTCGTTACCCCATAGACGCGGCACCAGTTGCACGGCGGGAACGGCGGCACCTGCCTGTAACGCACTTAACCGCGTCAGATAACCCGCCCAATCCTCACCGGCCTGCACACCATCCACCGCCAGAATGAACCACACCCAGCGACCAAATTTGGCGATCAACTCTGCCCGCAGGCTGGCAGCCGCTGCGATGGTGTCCTTAGTTGCGCCCTGCGTCAGCACGATGCCTTCGACGCTGGCCACCTGCTGTGCGACTTTTACCGCATCCGTCCAGACCGTATCCATGCCCTCAGCGGGCACGTCCTTCGGCAGAATGCTGATAAAGCCGCTCCAGTTCTGGCCAGCATTTAACATCGCCGCGTTTACGGTGCGTTTCAGCACAGAATCCGCCTCACCCAGCAGCGCATCCAGATCGCTTTGGGTATTCACCGGCACGGTTTTGGCTACCTTGTCCTTCCCCGTTCCCAGCCCGACGAACAGCACGACCCGTTCAATCTCGTTGGTTTCGCCCTGTAGTTGATTAACCTGGTTAATCTGTACCGTTGGCCAACTCATCTTCCCTCATTAACGGGCTATGTCCCGTATCCTATGGCCTGGATCTGTTTCTCCATCGCCGTGTTTAAATCATCCTGACTGATACCCAAAAACTCACGGTTAGGCACATCAACAGACCAGGAGGCTTTCGGCGGACGCCCTTCCATGCTGCGAATAATTGCCCCTGCCTTCCGCTTAGTCAGCGTCGCCTGAATTTCTGCATAACCTGGCTTGCGCCAGCGCGTTCCGTTACGGGTTTTGTATCCCAGCTTACGCAGCCGTTTAGCCTGGCGTAACGTGGCGGGATCATCCTGACCCGCGTCATTTTGCTGTATAGCCTGCCGCCGATTCACGGTAACAGTCATCCCGTTTTGCTGGCCATACCCCACCACGCCAACCGGAACCGGCCTGTTCCCGTTGCGGTATCCTCCGCCATGCAGATAAATGCGTACCGCGTCGATTTCGGGCATTTCGCGGATATGCAATAACTTAGGCATATTGCGGAGCATCTTGCCGCGCCGCCGCGTTTTACGTGGCGTCCATGCCGTGCCGTCCGGCGATCGCTGCTGCTTTACATGACGCTTTGCCGCCGCGATCACGCCATATTTGGCGACTCGCCAGAGCAACCGCCGCCGCTTCGGTGGCGTCAAATCCAATCGTGCCAGCCGTTCACGTATCGCACGCGCCTGTGCGGCATTTAACTGTCCGGTAATCACGACGGTTGCCCGATCACTGCGCCGGTTTCATCAGCCCCAAAGATTTGCCCTTCCGTGGCAACCCAGATTTCTGGCTCAGCCAGACGCCAGCGTTTACCGTCAAACGGGATAATGCCGCTATCGTCCTCAATGATGGCTAGCGATGCGGCCAGCTTGACCGACACCACCACCGTGGCGGTATCCTGATCGATAACGTCAACATCCAGCGTGGGCAATTCCCTGTCCAGCCCCGCATCCATAAAGGGCTGTTCGTCTTGCTCGGTCTGCCAGACCAGCAACAGAGCGCACAAGTTTTTCGGATCACACTCCCGATACGGCCAGCGCTCCCAGCTCAGCACCGCATCAAACTGCATGACCGCTAACTGATACTGTCCCTCGCCTAAATCCCGCTGGGCGCTGATAAAGCTGATTTCATCCATGAAGCTGTCAAAGCCCTGCATTACTCGCTTCGGCAGGTTTTTAGTTACAAAGGAGGTCAGCTCATCCAACTGGCTCATACCATCTTCACCGTGGCGCGTTTCAGCCCTTTCATGCTGCGGATAACCATCGCCGCTTCCGCCAGCAGTCCCTTGCGTGTTTCGTCTCCCTCCTGCCCTGGATGAGACTCGCGACGGCCAATCGTGGCGAACTCGCCGATAAGGTCGGCTTTCGCTCTGGCAAACACCGCTTTTTTATACTGCGCACACAGCAGGTTTTCCCCGTCCAGGCTCACACCTGGCACCGCGCTGGCCATGCCATAGCCATTATTTTTATGCTGCTGCTCTATGCTGACTAACTCCGCGTTAACCTCACCGGCAGCGGTTAACAGCGCCTGCGCGACCGTTCCCGCGTTAATATCAGCCGGAATGGTGCGCTGCTCCTGAAAATCCCGCAGGTTCAGATCCGGCCAAAATCCATTGTTGGCCAGCACTGCATCCTGATAATCAACCGGCGTTCCGCTAAACATAAATCCCCCGAAAAAAGCGGGCTGACCGGCTTCCACGGCACATAACACAAACGTGTATTGCCTCAGCCGCGCCCGCCTGGCTTACGGTAGTCGTATTAACTCTTCTGCAATGACCGAATGCGGGCGGCGATGGTTTTACGCATCGTTCCCACACCGACCCTGCGGTAATACCGTTCCGCCTGTGCTAACAGCGCATCAGCCTGGCGTAACAGCTCGATATCATCCGTCGCCGTCGCTCGCGCCTGGCCGTTGTCATCACGCAACAGCAGCAAACCGGCGAACTTGAACCACTTGGCGTTAATTTCTTCATGCAATCGCCAGTTCTGCGCCACGTTGGTAAACGTGCGGGAGAAATACGGTTCAACACTCTGACCGCTTTCTGCCGTCAGCTCTGCCCATTCCAGTACGGCATCGGCCACAAAGGCGGCAAAACTGCGCTTAATGTTGTCGGGGGTGCGCTGTCCCTGCGCAATGGCGATATCCGCCCAGTCCAATGCTTGATCAAACTCGTCAACATCAAACAGCCAGATGATGCAGTGCGAGAAAATGGGATGCTGGTACACCTCGCCGCTGTCCAGATACGCCTGAACCGTGGGCAACCAGCGCGGCAGCAGTTCCCGCCGCTTCATCTCCACGCGATCGCTCGTCATGGGTAAACTTCTCAGCCGCTCAATGTCGTTTTCCAGCGCCCGAATCTGTAAATGCAGGCTATGGCCACCGGTGATCGGCTGGCAGCGTGATAGCTGCTGTTCAGCCTGCAATCGGGCGTTATGACGTTGAGCGGGTGAAAGTGCCATGATTATTCCTCGTCACCGGCAGGCGGGTTGGCTGGCTCGGCTACAGTGCCAATCGTCACCGCCGCTTCATCGATCGCCGCGTACAATTCCGGTTCTTCCACCGCGTAGCCTTCATTGCGTAGGTACTTGTTTTCGTACTGCTTGCGGTCATCTTCAAAACCGGCTTTACGCTGGCGCGTATTGCGCTGGGTGTAGATATGCAAGTTATTGAGCGTCGTCACCGTCATGCGCTTACCTGGCATAAACGGCGGTACGATGGCCTTGCGTCCAGCAATCGTGCTATCCAGCATTTGCGCGGCGATTTTCTCAGTCGGGCGGTCTGCTTTCTGGAACAGGCGGTATTGCTCGGCGGCGACCAAATCCGCGCCAACCAGCACCACCAAACGCGGATCGTTGCGGAACTGCTGCGGGATTTTGGAGTTAATCAGGTCAGATGCCATCGCATCCAGTGAGCGGTAATCGCCGTTTTCGTCAAGCGTGACCGCGTCCGTGATAATCTGCCCTTTGTAGTCGGTAGAGTTTTTAATCAACTGATGCCAGCCGATGTTAACGTCTTCCCCGTTCGGGTACTTATCAGGATCGGTGGTGTCAGCTACCTCTTTGCCGTTAAAACCAATACGCAGCATATCCAGCGCAAACGCCAGGTTTGAAAATTCCTGTACCAACTGGAAAAACTCATTTTCATTGCCTGCATTAGCCCAGACGGACAGCAGATCCCACTTCAATACCGCACACGAATCGGTCTCAACCAATTTGTATTCATTACCAGACACACCGACGCCGCGCGTAAAACGCCCGTCTTTCTTACGTCCGGTATGCAAACCTGACTTACCGACATTCACCACCTGGCCGGACAGTTGATCGACGTCCATCACATTAATCATGGACAGAAAATCCACCGACTCCAGCAACGCGGCACGCAGCTGCGTTTCTTTTGGATCGGACAGCGAAAAATAATTGGATACATCCGTTACCCCGTGCGCCTCTGACAGCGCAGCAGAAAACGAGTGTAAATATCCACGCGCCCGCTGATTTAAAAACATAGAAATCCCTCTCGCGTCATTGCGAAATAAAAATATACAGAACCGGAAATAACCGATTAATTACTGCTGCGACGAATTACACCAGATGGCTAAACGTTTTTTTCTTGTCACCAATTTGGCGTTTCGGCAATTTAGTGATTTTTTCATCCAGCTTGCCAAAGTTTTTAATAATATCCGGCAGGTTATCGCGCAGCGTGGCAAATTCCTGTGTATCCACCGCTTCGATTACCACGTCCAGACTTTCCTGAACTTCTTCCTGTCCAGTTTCCAGCGCTGCAACACGCACTTCCAACGCGGCTACCGCTTCGGCCAGTGCCTGCAATTTATCGCCGCCTCCTTCGCCGTTTTCGTCCTCAGCGAAGCTTTTCGGCTTAATACCAAACAGGCTATGCCACGTTGATTTTGATCCCTTTGCCATGCTCTTTCCCTTAAATTCTTTGACTTCATCAATCACCAGCGGCTTTAATGCGCCGAACAGGCGATTCCGATTTTTTTGCGTATTAAAATGTAATCGCGTCGTCCCCACACTGGCGGGTGTATTTGTCACCCCCAGCCCCTCCAGATAGTGCTTGCCCGTTCCACGGAAATTACCGTCTGGCGTCAATTCCACCGAGCAAAAAATCATTTGCCCGTCGCGGTTAGCCTGCAACAAATGGATATCTGGCCGCAGCTGTGCATAGAGACGCATCAACCCGTCTTCGTCTTCCTCTGCCTTAACAGACAACACCTCGCCCATATTGCCGTACCACTTTTCATGCTCAGGCCAAATCAAGGCGGCATAGAGTTGCGGATCGTAAAGCTCGGCGGCATCAATTAACCATTGCCTTTCCATTTGCCGCTTATCAACGGTCTCGCCTTCCGTGGCAATACAAATCCAGTTAGTCATTAACTGAGACATTTCGTTATTTCCATACTCGCTATATTGCGACAAGGGGATTATTACCGAATAAAAAACAAGTCAACAGGCGTTTAATTCTTATCTGTTCGGTTATCCGCTTATTCCCGAACTAACCCGACTCAACAGGAAATAAATAATAAAAATAACCCCGCATAATGGCCGCATGGCTAAATATTCCGATGAATTAATAGGTGTAGCGCGGGCGCTCTATTTAAAAAGGGCGACACCTAAAGAAATTGCCGCTGATTTAAATCTGCCGAATACGCGGATCGTTTACTATTGGGCGGAGAAATTTAACTGGGCTGATTTACTCAGCCATGAAAGCACAGAAGAAGCTATTGAGCGCCGTTATCAATTGCTGGTCGGGCGTGACAATAAAACCGAGCTGGAATTAAAAGAACTCGACACGCTGATCACACACGCCGTGAAGTTGCGGGCGCAAAGCAATAAGCATAAGGAAAAGCTGGCAGAAGCCAAAGGCGGCGGGCAGCGCAGTAGCGGGCATGACGATGACGACGAACGCACCGCAAAAAAGCGTAAATACCGCAAAAATGATATTTCCGGCCTGAGCAAAGAGGATTTTGACGCCTGGGCGGAAGAGTACCTTTTTGGTTATCAAAAGCACCTCCGCGCCAACATCGGCGAAATGGTGCGCAACATTCTGAAAAGCCGCCAGATCGGTGCGACCTGGTATTTTGCGTTTGAAGCATTTGAAAATGCCGTGCTGACCGGTGACCCACAGATTTTCCTGTCAGCCAGCCGTGCCCAGGCTGAAGTATTTCGTTCCTACATCGTCAACATTGCTCAGGAATATTTCGGCATCACGCTGACCGGCAACCCGATCCGATTATCCAACGGCGCAGAGCTGCGCTTTCTGTCTACCAACAAAAACACCGCGCAGTCATATAGCGGCCATTTGTACTGCGACGAATATTTTTGGGTACCGAATTTTGCCCGCCTGAATGAAGTGGCCAGCGCAATGGCCACACACGACAAGTGGCGCACCACCTATTTTTCTACGCCCAGCGCCAAAACGCACCAGGCTTACCCGTTCTGGACGGGCGAAGAGTGGAAGCGCGGCAACAAGAAACGGGCGGCGGTCAAATTCCCCGCGTTTGACGAACTGCGCGACGGCGGGCGGCTCTGCCCTGACGGCCAGTGGCGCTACGTTATCACGATGGAAGACGCGATCGCGGGCGGGTTCAATCTGGCCAGCCTCGAAAAACTGCGCAACCGCTACAACGTGGACACGTTCAACATGCTGTATATGTGCGTGTTCGTTGACAGCAAAGATGCGGTATTCAGTTTTGACGACCTGGAACGCTGCGGCATCGATCCCGACACCTGGCAAGACCATGACCCGAAAGCCCCGCGCCCGTTTGGCAACCGTGAAGTATGGGGCGGCTACGATCCCGCCCGTTCCGGTGACCTTTCCACGTTCGTAATTATCGCCCCGCCGATTTATGAGGGTGAGAAATTCCGCGTACTACGGGTGATCAACTGGCAGGGGATGAATTTTCGCTATCAGGCCAATCAGATTAAAAAATTGTTCCAGCAATACAACTTCACGTACATCGGCATCGATATCACCGGCCTCGGTATCGGTGTCTTTGAAAATATCCAGCATTTCGCCATGCGCCAGGCAAAGGCCATCCGCTACGGCGTGGAAACAAAAAACCGGCTGGTCATGAAAGCCGCCGACGTAGTGGAAAGCAAACGTATTGAATGGGATCAGGACGAGAAAGCGATCGCCGCGTCCTTTATGGCCATTAGAAAAACGACCACCGCCAGCGGCAATGCGATGACGTTTGTCGCTGACCGCAGCGCGGAAACCGGCCATGCAGAAGCCGCCTTTGCCATTATGCACGCCCTGGATAACGAACCGCTGAACTATGAGAATAAACCTCAGTCACGATGGAGACTAAAGAAAGCAGCATGAAACGGAAATCACAGCGACGCGGACAGGAAGCGAACAGCGCCCCGCAAAAGAAAAAAATGAGCATTATCACGTTTGGCAAGCCTGAACCGGTATTAACCACCGGCACGGACTACCGCGACGTATGGTATGACAATAATTTCGACCATTACACGCTGCCGATAGACCGCCTCGCCCTGGCGCAGCTTATCAACCTGAACGGCCAGCACGGTGGCATTGTCTACGCACGCCGCAACATGGTGATTTCAGATTATCAGGGTGGCGGGCTAACGGACGACGAGATCGGGGCGGCGACGTTCGACTATCTCACGTTCGGTGATGTGGCCATCCTGAAAGTGCGTAACGGTTGGGGTGTAGTCGTTGACCTGGTGCCGCTGCCTGCACTCTATACCCGACGCCGCAAAACCGGTGAATTCGTGGTATTGCAGGACGGCGAACCGCTGGTTTACCCGTCTGGCGATATCATTTTTATCAAGATGTACGACCCGCAGCAGGAATTCTACGGCCTGCCGGATTACATCGGCGGCATTCACTCCGCCCTGTTAAACAGTGAGGCGGTTATCTTCCGCCGTCGCTACTATCACAACGGCGCACACACGGGCGGCATTCTCTATACCAGTGACCCGAACATGACGGATGAGATTGAAGAGGAAATCGAACAGCAGCTGGCAAACAGCAAAGGGATCGGCAACTTCTCCACCATCCTGGTAAACATCCCTAACGGGGATAAAGAAGGCGTCCAGTTTATCCAGATGGGTGATATCAGCGCCAAAGATGAGTTTGCCAACGTGAAAAACATCAGCGCACAGGATGTGCTGAACGCACACCGCTTCCCCGCTGGCCTGTGCGGCATTATCCCGCAAAACGCAGCTGGCCTCGGCGACCCAGATAAAGCCCGTGACACGTACCGAAAAGATGAGGTAATCCCGATACAGCGGCGTTTTCGCACCGCCATTAGTGCCGATCGGGAAATTCCGACACACCTACACCTGAATTTTAACGATGATAAATTAAAGTAGAATGCAGCATGAAACGGAAACCGTTAAACTCTCAGCAGTTTGATTCGCTGGGAGCCAGAAATATGCGTGTAATGAAAGTCGTTTGCCCTGAGTGCAACAGCAAAGCGATTATCCGTAAAACCGTGCGTAAACATCGCCACATATCAGATGTTTACTGTGCATGCGCTGACGTAGAGTGTGGGCATACGTTCGTATTAAACATGACCTTTTCACACACGCTCAGCCCCAGCGCAAAATCACAAGACAGCTTATTGAAAGGGATCGTGGATACCTTGAATCCAGAAAAACGGCAGATCCTGTTAAATTTACTGCAATCCCCCGCCGCCTGATTCGCCCCCGCCCTGGGGGTTTTTACGCCCGTACTCATCAACCTGGCTGACTAAATTCCGCGTTAACTCTGCAATCCAGTTAATCGCCAGTTCACGATCGGCATCACCACATTCACTGTCTGCAACCAATCTCGCAACCAAATCAATGCGCTGCAACGCCAACGATTCAAACAAAAAATCCCGCATAAACACCCCTCAAATAACTGTATATGCATCCAGTATATCAAAATGTTTCTTAATTAATACTGGATAAGGTCATTGTATTTTAAAGCATTTATATGGACACGTTACACAGCTACCAATTCCATCCATCCCACAACTCGCAATCCGTTGATTTTTCATACTCACTCAACTGCCCGTTAGCCATTCGCAACATGCGATCCCCACCTATCGACAGGTTCCCGCCCCGTAACAAAATGCTGACCTGCTCACTTTCTCCACTAAAACCACGCTGCTTTAACAACTCGGATAATCGTCGCCGGTTCCCCTGCGTACAGTTATTGACAGAACTCCAAGGGGCGGCAGAGCCGCCAGAAAAGCCCGCCTCCGCTGACGCTACGGCCAACTTCGGAACAATGTCCCACTTAACCAAACGTGTAACGACTTCAGACGCAGCGCCCAGCAGCGGCGAATAAACCCCTTGTACGCGCTGCACATCCTCGGCGTACTGGTTGCCCTGCTCGGTAATTTCATATGCCAGCCGCACAACCAGATTATCGCGTGATACCAACGCGCCGCCCTGTGCCTGGGTATATGCAGCCCAATCCCCTAAGTCCGCAGCAGCCAGAACCGCATCCATACGAGCATCATCAAGCTGGATATCTCGCAGGCGGCGCAGTTCACGATAAACCGTTACAGGCGCACCACCGATCTGCTGAAACTGACGAATGCGCCAGCGGGACGCCCAAGCAGAAACGGCCTTTGACATATCTTTCAGGCTTTCACCGGTTTCCTCATCGGTTTCACCATCCAGCGCAAAGCCATCAATGTTTTTTGAAATGTATTTGGCGATATAACCCGTTGCGCTGCCTTTAGATTCATCTATCGGCTCAACGTGAAAACGTGCCGTTAGCGCTTTCTCGCTCTGTAGTTCTGTGGAATCAGCATAGCGGGCGTAATAACACATAATGTCACGCACCTGCTCAACGTGTTCAGGCGGCATAAACAGCAGCATGTGCCAATGTGGGGTGCCATCGTGATGCGGCTCGACAACACGAAAGCCAAACACGCTGATTTCTTCACGCGACAGCGCAGCGCGGATTTTCGCCCACACGCTGCATAGGTACTTTTGCGTATCTCGCGGGCTAGCGCCGTTCCACTGCTTAACAAATCCCCCGCCGCTGTGCGCAGAGTGATATTTTGACGGCGCGGTAATGGTGTAGAACTCTCCCGCGCAGCCCATTTCGTTAGCCAGATCCTCAAAGCCGCGCATTCTGACCATTAACTCACAGCGGCGAATAGCGGGATTGGCATTACTGCCATTAACCTTGTCATTCATTGATACCCGCTCACCCGTTTCACGGCTTTGAAGGTCGAATGCTTTAAAGAACTCACGGTTACGTTTTTTCTGAGCAATCCATTCTCCCAGCGTGCTGCGAGAAACATAGGCGGACGCCGCTTTTTGCACCTGTCCTACAGCGATGGCCATATGCTCACGTTGCAGGTCACGGCGGCGCTTAATACGTACGCGCCACCATTCCGGCGACATCATGCGCAGCAGGCCAGATTCAGCACTGTGCGCTGGCAACTCTCTGCGGCCTTTAGTGAATTGTGCCCAGTACGGCGGCTGCGTGCCAGCTTGTAGCGTTAATCGCCCCAAATGCTGGAACGCCAGCAACGTGATTTCTCGCATATCCAGATCGGCAGCGTTCTGTATGCCACGCTCTGCATAGTCCGTGAAGCTGGCCGCCATAAAATCCGCCAGTTGAGTGGACAAGCGGCGTATATCATCGCGTTCGTATGTCGGCAGTTTTTCCAGATCGTCAGAGAACGGAAACGGGATATCACCGGCAGAAAGGAATTCCGTTTGATAGCGCGGCATGATTTTGCGCAGGCGTGGCAATACGCTTTCACCCAACGTCCGGCGTAAAAACGTATTGGCGCGGCGGCGTCCTTTGTGTTCATCGGATTTAAAGAGGGTTTCGTAGCGCTGACCAAAATATTTAGCCAGGTAATCCGGCAGGTCGGCAAAGTACGGATGCCGAAAATCATGATCGGTTTTATCCACATGCCAGAGGATGCGCTCAACATAGCTAACGCCATCCGGCACACCTGGTGCGAACTGCTCACGCTGCCAGTTAAGGGCAGCGTGATAATCTCCGTTGTGTTCTGCTGCTTGAATCACTGCACGCCCCGCAGATCACCCTTGTATCCAGTGCTCAAGCCACGCAACGTTGAACCATTTCGCATCGGCAATGACTCTTGGCAATTGACCGTCAGTACGCCGATCACTTCTTTGGCTGCACCGCGAGTAATAGCGTTAGCACTGATAGAGCGCTGAACGGCAATTTCATGAAGTTCAAACCCCTGATAAATCTCCCGCGTGGCTGGCGTATCGCTATTTGAGATAACAATGGGTGATTTGTGTACAAGGTGCGCGGCACGCAACAGCGCCGCTAACTGTCGGTGATTTTTTTGAGTAAATGCGGAATGATGGTATTGCGTGAAGTTGGCTGTATCACTGGCTGGCAGATACGGCGGATCACAATAGATAACGCTGCTCTCGCCCATCACTTTTGATGTTAGGGTTTCGCAGAAATCCGCCACGACAAAAAGCGCTTTAGTGTCGTTGGCTTTTTCCGCAAACTGTTTTATTTCGACAAACGGTAAATATTGAGTTTTATATTTCCCGTGTGGAATATTGAACTCACCGTTTTTGTTATATCGGCACATACCGTTATAACCGTGTCGGTTCAAGTACAGGAATCGCGCCGCTTGGAGCAATTTAGCGTCAGATAGACCAGATAGACGAGTAGTAGTTCTGTTTGCCCAGTTAAATGATTCACGAGTTTTTAGATAGGCTTCTTTTGAGTTTCCATTTTTAAACATAAACAGGACAGCATCCAAAAAATCGTCTGTCTGATTTTTTGCAACTGAATACATGTTAATTAAGTCAGCATTGATATCGGCCAGTACATAATGGCGATAATCAGTATTCAGAAATACCGACGCGCCGCCGACAAACGGCTCTATAAGAACATCGCCTTTTGGCAGGTGTGGCAACAAATCAGGCAGGACGCGGGATTTACCCCCCGCCCATTTGATGAACGGGCGGATCATAATTCACCGCCGTTATTCTGAACCAACCGAGACATAACCGCAGAAACCATACGAGCCTGGCCGATAGCATCATCTATCGCCTTGTGTTTTACGCCCGCTTTTTCTACATCCTGGCTAAATCCGGTTACGGTCAGAGCAACCTCTCTAATCGTCCTAACATCCCGCTCATTCCAGTAATTCCACGGAATATCGGTATCAGTGCGTTCAAACGCAGACTTCAGGATGATGCAATCAAAAGATGGGCTATTTGCCCATACCTTTAACGTTTTCAGGCTTTCAGCGTTATCTGTCAGCCAATCGCTCAGTTCGCTGACTGCTCCCCAAATCGGGGTTGCATCATCACGAATTAATTCAGCGCGAGCCTCTGAAGACTGACGCAGCCACCACTTGATTGTGTCGCCGTCTGGCACCGCGCCGTTCAGCATGTCGTTTTCAAAATCGACGCGACAATAGAACTGCTCACCCAGTTCACCCGTTTTAGGATTAAAGAACACGGCACCAATGGAAGCGATGGGCGCTTTAGGGTTCGCCCCCATCGTTTCGAGATCAATCATGACGTTGTTCATGCGATGATCTCCTGTGCGGAGTGCTCAAAGCGTTCCGCCTCTTTGCGCAGCAACTCGATAATTTCTACGGCTGAATAGCCTTTTTGCTGAAAGTGAATAGCCAACGCAGACAGGCGCATGGCAAACGAGAAATGCTGTTCTTTCTTTTCATCCAGCCGCGCATCTTTCATCAACTCCAGCAGTGCGCCATTGTCCGCGACCGTGCTTGTGGTACGGCGTGTTTCGATATTTCTCATGATGATTTTCCTGTTTTTAGGTAATACGAATCCCCAGCCGATAGAGGCTGTAAAAAAGAAAGGCGTATTACGGGTTAATTAACGGATTGGTTTTCGCTTGGTTCCGCTTCTGGCTCGGAACGATTGATAACAAACACGCTACGGCCAAAATGACCAGGCTGAAACGCGGCGGTTTTCTCATACATATGGCGCAGTCTTAACACGCCATTCCACAACACTCGGCGCTGATTGGCGTCAAAGCCGTCCCAGCTGTAGGCAACGTGACTTTTCCCCAGCTTAGGGCGGCAGTGGAAGATCAGATCTTCACGTTCGCGTGGTGTCGCAGATTCCCAAAACAATTGAGCGGGGTTGTCGGCTCCCGAAATCATGCGGCGCATGGCTTTAAGCGGCTCGGGCAACTCCAGAGCATCATTGTGCATGATTACCCCCTGACCCCAATCAGGCGACGCCAGAACGAGCGGCGCGGTTGAGCTGGCATATATGGCTTTTTACTCCACGGTGCAAAGTAGGCTTGCGCGGGTGTCGGCTGTACGCGCTGGCCGTTTGGCAGTTCTAACCAGCCATTGCCGGATGGCAGCTGCGGTGATGCAGATTGGCTAGTGAGTAAACGAGCAATAGAAATCATAGTGTTACCCCTCTTACGCTAATACCGGCATGGCTGAACTCAGCACGTCTACCGCTGCGGCCATCATCGGCGTGGATTGGAATCGGGCTTCGACAGAAAGCACAATCAGCGACAGATTGCGGATTGCGCTGTTTGCGCGGTGAAGGATGGCGTTTTTACGCGCCTGAGACATTGGGGCATTTGATACCGCTTCCCCAGCGATCGCGCCCACGTCAGCCGTGGCACTTAACGCAAACATCGTCACATTGTGTGATTTTGCTTCATTACGTGGCACAGACGGCAGGCAGTTAATCTGCGCCAACAGGCCATCAAGTAAGCCAGCGTCTTCCGTGTGATCGGTAATAGCCAGCAGGTCATCACACGTTAAGCGGTGCGGCTGCTCAGGGTTCAGCTTGTTACGCAGCACTTGAGAACGAACGCCGATTGCGGCGGCAACGTCTTCAAGGTTGTGCGCCAGCGCGAACGCTCGGCAAGCGGCATCAAAGTGGGAATGTTTGGAACGTTGATAGTCAAACATGGCCACAGTTCCCTATTGGGTACAAGATGGCTCACGGCCAACAATGATTTGAAAGCGGTCATGCCCCAGCGCCTGGCGCGTCTGGCGTTCGATATATTTCAGGTAGTGAATGGCCACGCGCCCGTTTTTTAGCTCCTTTTTGTCTAGCGAAAGCAGTCCCTTTTCGTACCATGAACGCACTGTGCGTACTTTCACGCCCTGTAATTCGCTGAACTCCTTAGGCGTCACTTTGGCCTTTGGGATATAAATTGAAATCGTCGTTGCCATAGGGCATAGTCTCCTGTTTAGTTATCATGAGTTAACATCGCGCTGTCACCAGTTCACACCTGGGATACGCAAGAAGATAGGATCGCAATCGGTAAATGTCAACAAAAACGTTCACAGATGGGATAAAACTTACGCCTACTGAAGGTGGCCGCGATGCTATAGAAAGGATCTGCGCGGCTTATGGCTACGGCACCAGGCAACAACTAGCTGATCACATGGGTGTATCAAAAGGTGGAATTGGCAATAGGTGGATGCGAGATACTTTTCCCTATGATTGGGTAATCATCTGCGCTGCTGAAACTAAAGCCTCATTGACTTGGCTTATGACTGGTAACGGCCCAATGTTTGACCCTAAACATTCAGATGTTATTAGCGTAAACAATATAAAATTAATTGATGGTATTACCCATCCCGCAAGTTACACGCTGTTTGATTTATCATTCTTGAAAAAAGACTTAAAAAAACCGATTCAATTAATCGATTTGAATAATAAATATATCCTTGAGACTTCTTTCACTGATATTAATGATGGTTTATGGCTGGTTGAAATTGATGGAATCACCAGTCTAAAAAAAATATCCAGAATCCCTAATAAAAAAATAAGAATCAGCGATGAACAGATAACATTTGAATGCGACATTGATGATATAAAAGCTATTGGCCGCGTAGCCATGACAATAAGTTATAGTTAAGGTTTAAAACGTGACCGTCAGAAAGAAAGATGATGGAAAGTGGCTATGTGAGTGCTATCCATCAGGCCGAAATGGTCGCCGCGTTCGCAAACAATTTGCGACAAAAGGAGAAGCGATCGCCTTTGAAAAACACATTATGTCTGAGGTGGATAGCAAGCCGTGGCTCGGAGATCGAGAAGATAACCGGACACTAAGCGAACTCATCAAATTATGGTATGACGTTCACGGCGTAACCCTTTCCAGCGGTATATCAAGATTACAAAAGCTCAGCATAATATGTGAGTCGTTGGGCGATCCCATTGCTTCCAGCGTCACAGGAAAGGATGTAGCCGAACACCGTAAAAAGAGACTCGCGGGTGAAGTGTACAGAAAAGATAATAATATCTTTCTGAAACCTGCATCGCTTAGCACTATTAATCTGGAATGCACTGCTCTTACTACTGTATATAATCGCCTTAAAAAACTTCAATACATTAAATATCAAAATCCCATTCAAGACTTAGATCCGTTTAAAGTCAAACAGGGTGAATTATCTTTTCTTAGAGGCTCTGAGGTTAAGGCGTTGCTTGATGCGTGTGATAGGTATGGAAATCAGGATTTAACAACCGTTGTAAAAATCTGTCTTAGCACAGGGTGCCGATGGAATGAAGCGGCGTTGATGACTGGCACACAGATCATCCCATATAGAATAACGTTCATTCACACAAAAAGCGGTAAGAACCGAACCGTTCCCATCACCAAAGAACTGTATGACAGCATTCCTAAGAAGCAAGGCCGTTTGTTCGAGAATGTCTACAAGCGCTTTAAGTCAGTGCTGAAAATGGCAAAAATCACGCTACCTAAGAACCAATTTACTCACGTATTAAGGCATACGTTCGCTAGCCACTTTATGATGAACGGCGGGAATATCCTCGTATTAAAGGAAATATTGGGGCATTCTGAAATCACAATGACAATGATTTATGCTCATTTTTCGCCCAATCACTTAGAAGATGCAACCACAAAAAATCCAGTTGTAGCCCTCGGCGACTAG